TTGGAATAGATGATCGGCACCGTGGTGCCGGTCGGTGTCGCTGCTCCCTCGTTGAACCAGGCTGCGTGCATTAGGCTGCGAAGTTGGCTACCTGTTTGCCGTAGACGTTGGACCCGATGCAGGTGAAGACAAACAAGTCAGCCTTGTTTGCGCTCGTGGTCAGTGTCGGTGTAACACCGCCCTGCCAATAGATGGTCTTTCCGGTGGCTGCCCAGGCAGTGATTGCAAGATTTCCGACTGCGGTCTGTTTCACCTTTACCAGCACGGTCTTGCCATCGTCATTGGCTCCGAACGTCAGCGTGATGGTCGGGTTGGTCGCTGGCGTCAGATCCCAGGTCAGGCTTGTTCCGACGTTGACGTTTGGAGTGGCCGAACTGCTGGCCTGCGGGGCCATGGATAGCTTGGCCGACGTGACCGAGTTGTCCTTCAGCCGGATGTTTGTGCCGCTGGTCTCGATGGTGACCTCGTCGGGCACCAGGGAGAGCATGGTCTTGACGTTGGCCACCGTCAGGTCCAATGCGGTTGCGGTCGACCCGGTGTTGTTTCCCTTGATCGTGTTGGCCGGCATCGTCGCCAGCTTGGCGTTGGTGACAGCGTTGTCGGCGATCTTGCTGGTGATGACAGACAGATCTTGGATTGCCGAGGTGTTCACCGAGTTGGCGCCGATGGTCAGCGTGCCGCCGTCGATGGTGCCCGTGATGTTGACCGTGGGCGTGCCCAGGAGATTGAGCGTCGAGGCCGACAGCGTGGTCGTCGGGCTGATCGTGGTGCCTGGGGTGACGTTTACGAAGAGTGGCATGGTGTTTTAGACGTCGTTCTTGCCGTAGAGTCGGAATGCGATGCCGATGACCTTGGCGCTGTAGATGTCGAGGGAGCCCTGGTCGGTGGTGATCAGGGGCTGCACAGAGGCCGAGTGCTTGCGCAGGCGGGCCTTGTGACTGAAGAACTGATGCAGGCCGGCCTTCCACCCGTTGTTGCCGGTGCGGAACTGGGTGGTCACCGAGTAGTCCTCGCGGTACGGGGCCAGGAAGTTGTCGGCGGTGTTGTTCGTGTTGTAGGTGCCACTGCCGTAGGTGTAGTAGGCCGTGCGATCCTTGGTCTGATCGGTTGCGACCACGTAGGACTCATTCACGCCGTCGAACTGCGCGGTGATGGAATAGCGGGTATTCCAGTTGCCCAGCTCGAACTGGATGTCGGTCCACTGCTTATGGTCGACGTTGTCCTCCCCGGTGTAGCCGCGGAAACGAACCTCGGTGCTGATCTGGGCCAGCACGCCGGTGCGGTCTACGTCCACAAGCCCGAGCGGGTCGAACTGGTGGATCAGGCCGCTCTGGTCGGCCCAGCACAGCGTATCGGTGCCTGCCACGATCACGCGGCACCAGTACTTCGGAACGAGCAGCGAGCCCTCCCAGTAGCCTTCCCAGGCCTTGTTCAGGAAGTTGTAGACCAGCGTGCGCTGGTTGGTGCCGTCACCGCCCTCTACCGGCACGCTCAGGATGTAGCGGTTGGCGAAGTAGGTCGCGCAGGCATTGCCCCAGTAGGCCTGGTCGATGTCGTCGACGAGATTCTGAATCTGGTCGGACAACGGCACCACCACCGACTGGCTGATGCCGAACTCGGTCTGCCGGAGGCTGATGATGCCGCGTTGGGAGAGGAAGATGACGTCGGAGCCTGTGCCTGCGATGGAGGCCTGTGACACACACCCGAACTCCCGGGTGACCTCGGTCAAGCGGGTGGTCGACAGGTCGCCGTAGAGGTTCTCCACGGCCAGGACCGAGCGCTCCTTGAAGACCAGCAGCGTGGTGGCGTTGAACGGGTACAGGGCCACCACCCGGTCATTGCTGCCGGTGTTCAGCTTGAACTCATTCAGGATTGGGCTGTAGTGCAGCGGGTCCAGCACGTCGGAGACAGCCAGGTAGTCGTTACCGTAGAGCAGCAGCAGGCGGTTCTGGAAGTACAGACCCTCGCGGCCCGGGGGCACCGAGGAACCGGAAGCACTCGAGCGCTTGATGCTGCCGGTGATGTTGGACGTGGTGACATCCACCAGGGTCGAAGGCATGGCCACCGAGGCAGTGGGGGTTGTTGAATAGACGCCCGCATTGACGATGGTGACTGCGCTGACGATTCCGTCGGTGACGGTAGTGGTCAGGCTGGCGGCCACACTGAATGTGCCGGAGACCGTGATCACCGGGGCCGAGAGGTAGCCGGAGCCCTGGTTAAGGATAACGACGTCGATGATTGAAATGTTGGGCGACGTGCCACTGGTCGTGAGCTGTATGACTGCCCGATTGGCGTCGTTCAGCGAGTCGGTCTCCTCGGTCGTGCCCGAGAACAGGCGCAGCGTGTTGTTGTCGACCGGGTAGACGTAGTAGATCTTGTTGGTGACGTTGGCCCCACCGTTTTCAATGTTGGTCAGCGTGACCTGATCGCCCGGGATGAAGTTGTGGTTGAAGACCGCAATGGTGTCCGCGGTAGCGTCTGAACTGTTGATCGAAAGAGTGGACGGGATGCGGTCGAACCCGGCGTCGAGCGCAGACGGGTTGGTTGCCGTGCTCTGCATCAGGATCGGCATCCCGTCGTTCAGGTTGTTGACGATGTCCTGCGCCAGGTCGTAGCCGGTCGTATTGCTGGCCAGCTCAATATAGTATCGGGCGTTGTTCTCCGGGTTCAGTGCCAGCGAGTTGGTCTTGGCCCGGGCATCAGCGAGAGTCAGGTGCAGCGAGACCTCTTGATTGACGACGTTGACGTAGAGCTGGAAGCCCTGGCCGGAACCGAGGGACGCATTCCAGAGGGGAGCAGCACTGCCAACCTGGCCGACATTCACGATGTCTCCGGTCGCCAAGTCAGGAACCACGTTCAGTGTGACCTCGGTGGATGCCTCTTGAGAAAGAAGCGCACCACTTTCGCACAGTAGCGCGTCGCCGCCTTCAGTGTCGATGGAGTCGTAGACGATGCCGATGACGCTGTCGAAGTAGTAGCGGGCGTTGCCAGGGCGCAGCATGACCACGCCGTTGGTGGCCTGAATGAGGCGCACCGGAAGGTAGATGTCGTGCCCGTTCATGGACACTTCCACGGGCGACTGGTTGGGCCGGATGCACCAGACCTTGCCCTGGCCACCGTCGGAGGAGCGGGCTTCGTTGACTGCAACCAGGAGGGCGTTGGCGCCGGTGTCCGGGTCACGGTAGGGCAGGACGCCTAAGATCTCATCAAAGGGAGCGGTCGAGCCGTAGAACTGAACCGTCTTGTTGGCGGGCGACGGTGAGAAGCTGAACGCTGCAGTGCTGAAGGTAGCGTTAGTGTTGTCGTCCAGCGTACAGAGCGTGCCGTTGGAGAAGATCTGCTGATTCAGGCCAACGTCGCAGACTACCTGTGAGTTGGCCGGGATCTGATCGCCCGAGACGGGCACACCCACCGAGGAGCTAGCGGTCAGTGTAACGATGCGCGATCCGACTGACCAGCGACCGCCCCACTTAGGCTGCACGATGCCCCAGCGGTTCTTGATGACCTGATCCTCGAAACGTCGGTTGACGGCGTTGGAAACGTAGGAGGCCGGGATCAGCGCAGGGTCAATGCGCGATACCACTCCAACGAATCCATCGTCGATTCCACCGATTTGAGGCAGGTCAGGCATATCACCGGGACGGCACGATTATCTGGCGCACATATTTCTCTTGCAGCGCCACCTTGTCGATCTCCTTGGTGAGCTCAACCTCCCCTAACTCCAAGAACTGGTTGCCCAGGTCGATCTTGCCGTCGACCCGCAGCATCTGACCCGCGGCCTTGAGTGCGCAGATCTCCGAGAAGCGGTAGGGGAAAGCGTAGGCACTGGCCTCACCGGCGGTCGAGAGCAGGGGAGGTGTCTTGCGGAACTCGAGCCAGACGTAGGGCAACTGATCTCCGACCAGCACGCCGTCATCAGTGAAGGTGTAGGTGGCCTCCTGCTGGCGCCAGGACACGCGGGGGTCGCCCGGCCAGACCGAGAAGGTCTCACCGATGGGGACTGCCCGGGTAGTGCCGTCGGGGTTGTTGGTCTGCGAGATGTTGCGCAGGAACTTGTTCAGGATGCCCCAGTAGGCGGTGTTGGTGGGGACGGTTCCAGCCGGTGGGACAGCATAGGCCTGATAGTGCTCTTGGGTCACTGGATACAGCACAATCTGCCCGACAGTGTAGGCGGTGCTGAAGTCCCAGTTGCCGTCGTTGTTGCCGTAGCTGGGTTGAGCCTCGGCCCAATAGATTGAGTTGAGTGAGCCCTTGGGACCATTAACGGTCGGCGTCTGGCCACTGGTCGGGGTGATGTTGACCCACTGGTAGTACTTCTCCTCGACCGGATAGTAGACCACGTCCCCGGCGTTGTAGGTTGCCGAGTAGGAATAGGTTGGCGCAAAGAACTCCTGTTGGTAGACCGTCTGCTCAGGCCAGTCGAAGCACTCCCAGGCGCTCCGCAGTGACATGGAGATGAACGTGCGGAAGAAGTTGGACTCCTCGGTGGTCAGCGTTGAGAAAACGCGCCCAGTGAGCTCACAGGCGCGTTGCAGCACGTAGTCATAGGTGACGGTTCTCATTGGTTACCAGGCTTTGCAGGACCAGTACTTGGCCGAGAGTTTCGATCCCGGGTTGTCACACCCGTGACGAGCGCGGAAGTTGGCCCGGCGCTCCGGGATGTGCTTCTTGATGCTCATGTCCGGGTCGCCAAAACGCACGAGCTTAACCTTGCCGTTTTCCTTGGCCAGGACCGCGGACTTCTTGGACTCCCCGGGGGTTGCCTTGGGCTTGTTGTAGCCGCTGAACTTGTTGCCCTTGTAGTTGATCATTGGGACTTCGGTAGCACGTACCAGCCGGCCGGCAGCGTCACCGTGGACGGTCCCACCAGCTTCTTGTTTGAATCGAATCCGTACACGCTGGCCTTGGTAGGCTTCGCGAGCATCACGGGATCACCGGAAGGGACCAGGACCACCTTGGTCATCTGGCAACCGAGGCAGTCCAGCAATGCGATCAGCCAGATCGTTCTTGAGAGCCTCGGGTGCTTTTCCATGTTGGATATCGGTGGGTGGTGTTTCCCGCAGCCAATCGAGCAGGGCCTTCAGGATCTGGTAGATCCAGTTCACTGCTTCGGATCGGCAGGCTTCTTGAGGTTGCTCTTGATGGACCAGCCGACGCTGGCCAGCGACAGCAGAGCCCCAACCAGCTCGGTGATCTGCTCGGAGGAAGCGAGGCCGCGGGCGATGACAAAACCGCCGGCGGCGGTGAGGCCGTGGCGGATGAGGGATGCGATGTTGGGATTCATTTTCCGAAAAACAGTTTGTAGGTGCCGTAGGCCATGCATAGGAACCCCAGCACGGCGGTTCCTAGCTGGACCCACTGGGTGAGGATAGGGGCCAACGATGCAGCGGTCAGGCCAGCGGCTGCGCTGATGGCTACAGTGACGGCGTTGGTCGATGAATCGTTGGTCATGTCCTACTCAGGCTTGTGTTGGGCTGCTGCGGTTTCGAGGAGTTCCACAAGAGGAAGGCCGACCTTCATGTTGGTCACGTTGCCGGCCTTCATTCCAATGACGAGCAGCTCATAGAGTTGGTTGAACTGCTGGGGAGTGAGTTCGATCTTGATCATGCGGCGGGAGCATCGGCAACAACCTCAGGCTCGGCAACAACAACCGGCTCGGGCGGAGGCACCGGCGGCACCCACGGCAGCGGCAGACTCACCACGGGCGGGTTGATCTGGTTGTTGATCTGCGCGGTGACGTTCGCTTCGATGGCCGCTTGATCGACTCCGTTGGCGTAGCACCAACCAAGAACCTGATCCTGCGTGAGGTCAGGATACGGAGTGAAGCTACCAGTCGGCGGCGCGAATGAGCAGGAGCCGTAGCAGGTGCCGCTGAAGGTCTGCTCGGTGTCGCCAGAGCCGGTGGTTTCGGTGCCGTTGCAACGCCAGTCGGCGGTGATGACGACATCGGTGAGGGAGCCTTCGGTCGGTTTGACGAGAAGGCGTTCGATGATCCAGACAATGGAGATGTTCATGGTGGTATGGATTAGGCGTTAGCGAGCGTGGTGACAGTGCCAGAGCTTCCACGGTACTTCAACGCACCGGCTTCGACGTAGAGCTGGCCGCCAGAAACGTTTGCCGTAGGGGCGGTGCCATCGGCAATCTGGATGGTCTTGGCAGCGGTGGTTCCGGCAGCAGTAAGACCCACCAACAGATTCCCGCTCGCGTCGAGCGTCATCGCTTGGGTGAAGGTGATGGCGTTGCCAGCGGTGCCTGAAGCGGCGATTTGCCAGCGGTGCTGGCTATTGACTTGGATGTACTGAGAAGCAAAGCCAGTTGCTTTGTACTTCCAACCACCGACATTTACAGCGTTCTGAGAGATGTAGAAGTCTGTAGTCGGATAAACTGAGAGATTACCACCATCCAACTCAATCGACTTGTAAGGAGAACTCCACGCACTCGGCGTAACCCCCACGCCGACGTTGCCGGGATTATCAATGGTAACCTTCATGGTTCCATCATTTCCTGAGAAAGTCAGGATGTTGTTTCCAGCAGATCCGATCCATCCACCAAGCTGGTTCGCGCCATTCTTAACACCAATAGAAAACGCATTGTTCGGATTGAAAATCGCACGAGTATCAGATCCTCCATTTCCTACTTCAAATTTGTAGCTTGAAGGCACAGTCCCCACGGCCAGCCCCGTGCTGTTGAGGGTCATTCGAGTGCCGCCAGCGCCGTCGAGGAATTCGAAAACACCGGGTGCAGTGATTCGCAATTGCTCAGTCGGAGTCGTGTTAGACGTTGAACAGCTAAGACTTACCTTGTTGTTGTTGCCGTGAAGATAAGCAGATCCTGTGGATGCAATTCCAAGGTATCCAGTGGCATTTACAGAATCAGTGAACCTGATGAAGTTATTGCTGGTAGCACTGACAATATCCAACACATTGCCAGCAGTCGGCGTGGCAGTATTAATACCCACCCGATTGTTCGCCGAATCCACCTTCAGCGTCGAGGTATCCACCGTCAGATCGCCGGTGATGGTGGCGGAGGCGAGGGTGGCGGTGCCGCCTGCGCCGAGGATCTGGTTGCTGGTGACCTTCTTGGTCGTGCCAGAGGCCGCCATGGACGTGTCCGAGATGTCGACAATCGGCAGCACGTCCGCTGCCGGATCAACCGTGGTGATGGCCGTTAGGGCCGTGATTTTTGTGTCTGGCATGGGTCAGTTGGCTTGGATGATGAGTTTGCCGGTGTCCTCCCGCAGGAGGAACGAGGCGTCCTCCAGCAGCAGGGAATCGAAAGTACCGAAAGTGATGACGATCTTGGATGTACCGTCCTCGAGGAAAACGAAGAAGTCGTCCTCCTGCAGCAGGTCGCGCCGGATGATAGGCAGGTCGGCGCCGCCGCCAGCCCCACCAAGGGCTTGCTGCACGCCGAGTCCTAGTCCTAGTCCGAGACGCATTTTAGACCCACTTGCGGTTGTAGGCGATGATCGCCCCGGAGGATACAGCCACCGAGGTAAACACGCCCGAGATCGAATCGCCGGCCTGGATGGTCACGCCGGCAGGGAAGTTGGTGATGTTGGACGAGACGGCGCCGAGGATGGTCGTGGCAACGGCATGGATCTCCATGTAGTTGCCGGTCACAGTGCCCGCGGAGGCGTCGATGTACCGGCCACCGTATTCGCCGGCCAGTTGGCGGTTTGATCCGACATTCATAGGGTGAACTTCTGACTGCTGCGTTTTGTGCCACCGCTCCATCCAACCTGCAAGCGTGTAGCCCCGCAGCGCACTCGCACCTCGGGGTTATCCCGCTCGACCTCTTTCAAAAATTGGGAGTCCTTCCAGCAATCGTAGCCGTACTTGCTGCCCCAGGCATGGTAGAGCGTGGGGTCGATCCGCATCCGCAGCCGCCCGATGCCGTCGATAGCGCGGACCTCTCGATCAGAGTCCTTGGCGATGCGCTTCTGCTGTATTCCAGCTTGCACCCAGTCCTTCTGGATGCCGGATTGGAACTCCTTGATGACGGCGCGGCGCAGTTCGCCGGGCAGGTCGTCGAGAGCGTTTGCGATGACAGAGGATGCGGAATTGTGAGCCATGAGAAAGGAAAGAGGGGGAGGCCCGGAGTGGACCTCCCCCGTTGAAACTAAGACTAGCTCGCGCCGTTGAACATACCAAAGCCCGACGGGTTTTTGCAAACCAGACCGGCAATGGCCTCAACGAGGCGGGCAGGGCCGCCACCGGCGTCAGGCAGATCCTTGACCTGGGGCAGCTTGGCGTAGCGCACCTCGACCATGTCCATCGGGATGACGTAGCCCTTGAAGGCCTGGGCGGTCAGGGAAGTGCTGGTCTTGCCACCGACAAAGGTGGACGGGTGCAGGATCAAGCGACCAAAGTCGCCCTCGAAAATGTCGATGGACGCCTTGAAGCTATCACTGGACAGGTCCTGGTTGAAGGTACGGACGCTGGTGGCAGCGATGCTGTTGGCGTTGACAACCTGGGTAACACCCGAGGCCGTGAGGTTGGTGAACGCACGCTTGAGCGTGGTGCCCAGGATACAATCGTAGTCCCGGAAGGTGCCGGTGGCGCTGTAGATGGCCGTCAGCACGTTCTGAGCGGTCGCCTCAGTGAATGAGGCGGAAGCCGTGGTGTCAACCGCGCCGGAGGCCGGCAGGAAGGGCGAACCGGAAGCGCACGCACCGATGTTCGAGGCGTTGGTGCTGGTCAGCCAGTTGCCGAGGGAGCCGGTCAGGTAGGCGTTGCTCGAACCGTTGTCGGCCTGGGCAGCTTGGTTGGTGCACATGAAGGTCGACTCCATGTCGCGCTTGATCTCGACGAGCTTCTTGGCAATGCCGTTGGCCAACTCATCGGTCACACCAGCAACGTCCTGAGTCTCGGCGATGAAACCGATGCGCAGGTCCCGGCGGAAGGCCTGGCCGTAGTTGTTCAAGCGGGTCCGGTTGACCACCGGGTTCGAGGCGCTGGCAACGGTCACGTCGGTGCCGTCGACCACGCCGGCGAGCACGGGGGCGCCGTAGTTATCGACCTGCCAAGAGAACTGCATATTGCCGATGTCACGGCCCTTAGGGGCCATGGACACGAACGGGGTCGACTTGGCATCGACGATGGCGATGTAATCCGCCAGATCTTCACGAGCGGCGGAGGTTGAAGCGAGCGGCACAGAGCCGCCCTGGTTGGGCTGAAGTAGGGGCATGGTTTAGAGCATCCTTTTGAGTACTTGGGCTAATTCGGTGGTCGTCCCGGACTTTCGGAACTGCGACTTGGCTTTATCCAGGCCGACCTTGGCCGCATCCTTCTTTGATGCAGGGATTGCGGTCGGTCGACCAGGCTGACTGGGTGCCTTGACCAGTGGGCGGGTGGCAGATGGCTTGCCCTTGGCGGACTCCTGCGCCAGACGCAACTTGCGCCCGGCAATGAAGTCACCGACCAGCACCTGGTACTCCGGCAGTGAGGCAATCTGCGGCAGTTGCCGCAGGACGGCCTGCGCCTCGGTGTACTCGGTAGCCGAACGGTCTTTCCACCATGGGTAGAGCTGTTCCGCGATGGGCTTGATCTGCTGGTAGTTCTGCAGGAAGCGGGCGCGATTCGGGATGTGCAGGTCGATGGCGTCTTCTACACGCCGCTTGATCTGCTTCACGTCATCCGCGCTGTACTCCTTGCCCTCTACTTCGCAGCCGTCGATGTTGTCCTCGCACCACCGTTTAAGATTCCGGGCCTTGCTCCACTCATCGTTGAGTTTCGACACTTCCCAGACATCGGCAAACGGGTCTGCAGCGGACTGCACCGCGGTCGGCCTGTCGTTGGTCTGCTCCAGTTTGGTCTTGGCATCGTTGAGCTCCCGCTCGAGCGCCTCGGCCTTCTCCAGCGCCTCTTTCTTCTGGCGCGTGAGCTTGTCGATGCGTTTGCGGTAGCCCAGCGATTCCTCGTCGCTGTTCTCTTCGGTCTCGGAAAGAACATCCTGCTCAGGCGACTCGGCCTGCGCATCCGTTTGTTCTGCGGTCGGCTCCGCATCCTCGGCCTGATCGTCCACTGAAGTGGCTTCCGGCTCCGGCGCTTGTTGCTCGACGTCTGACGCCTTCTCCTCCTCCCCGCTGAATCGTGTCTTCAGCAACTTGGCCAACGCCGATTCGTCGAACTGCATCGGGTTGATTGGGGGCTGTGCCGTGTTTTTAGACAGGGGCGCTTCCTGTGTCGTTTGGATGTCCATGCTTTTAGACCCTGCAAGCCGGGTATGCTGCAACCATGGTTGTTGAGGCCAACCAAGAAGCCGTTGTGTGAGTGAGAGCCTAGAATTGACCGGAAGTCAAGTCTCTCCCGTTTCGCAGCGCACTGATTTGTGCGATGAGATCCTTGATCGCGGCTGCCCGGCCTGCGTTGTAGGCACGGTCCTCCGCGGAAAGCGATGGGAGGAGGGCGCTGTGTACCTCGTCCCGTAGCGTGTCGTCGATGACCTGGCCAATGGCCTTGAGCACCGGGTGCTCCTCGGACACTGACAGGGCCTCCGAGAGTTGTTCGTCGTTCAGTTTCATTGGACTCCGAGTCTGCCGGTGACGGCGTTCTGCTGCTGTTGCACCGAGAACTGCAGGTTCTCAATGTACTTCTGCAGGTTGGCTTGGAAGAGCGGGTCCTGCTGGAGCTGTTGCTGGTACTTCGGGTTGCTCTGTAGCACCTGCTGAGTGAATTGCAGGCGCATGGCTGCTGTAGGGTCGTTCTCGCGCAATTGGGGCGGGTTGCCGAGGCTCATCAGCGCCACCTCGTCGTTGGTTTCACCGAACATCTTCTGCGCGGCAGGGCCCTGCTGCATGACCAGCTCGCTGGCCAGGTTGGGATCAATGGCCCGGAGAGCCACAGAGATCAGCTTGGCTCGGTCAATGACGCCGGCGGTGTCGAGGGGCAGGACGAGGGTGCTGATGGCCTTCAGCTTCTCGGTGACCAGGTCGGTGGAGAGCTCGCGGATGTCGAACTTCAGCATCACGTCGAAGTCCTGAATGTCGGGCGGGAGCGGGGTGGCCGAGGCCGTGATGCGCTGGATCTCGGCGGGGCCGATGTACTGCAGGGTGAGGGACAGCACCTGGCGGAACGCCTCGGTCCAGCCGTGCAGCCAGTTGTTGATCAGGCGCTGCTGGCGCATCTGGGTGATCACCGGGGGGACCTTCTCGGTCGGGCGCCCAAAGTAGCGGTCGGTCTGGGCCTCGATGGCTGCGATCAGTTGGAAGGCCACACTGGGCTCGCGGGCGGGCGGTTGCAGGAAGCCGATCTCGCCGCGGCGCAGGACCGGGATCTGGATCGCCGGGCCGATCTTCAGGTTGCCGCCGCGGGTCTTGGGGACCTCGATGGGCGGCAGGGTGGCCAGGGACGTGTAGTCGAAGATGGAGTCGCGCTGGGCCTTGACCTCGTGCTGCCAGGTCGAGCAGACCTCGGGCACGCCCCGGCTCTCGGTGATCTGGCGGTGGATGAGCTCACTGCGCCACACCACAAACGGGTACTGCCCGTGCGTGTAGTCCAAGAGGTCGAAGTAGCCCCATTTGTCGCCCACCTGAGGGCTGAATACGGTGTAGAACACGCCCGGGATGCCGTCGGAGTCGATTGATTTTTGGTAGCTATAGACCACCTCGATCAGGTTCTCGCGGTCGAGGATGGAGTTTTCGGCCAGGCCGACAGCAGCGTAGGTGTAGGCCGAGTAGTCGCTGAAACGGCCCATCGTGTTGATCGCCTCCTGGGCCCACTCGGCGTCCCAGCCCTCGGTCTCGACCTTGTTCAAGAGCTCGGCCTCGGTCATGTAAAACCGTCGGAACACCACCCGGGCGGACTGGATGTCGGTGGTCTCGGGCGGGAAGACCAGCTCGTCGTAGGGTGCGAGGGCTGCCACCATGGGCTTGTTGGTGACCATGGTCGGGATGGGGAAGTCGCACTCGCCCTCGGTGCGCAGGTCGCGGATGGCCTTGAGGGCCCGGCGCTTGCGCAGGTTGGGGAAGGCCGAGAGGAGGAGCTCTGCGGATTGGTCGTCGGCCTCGGGATTGGCGATGAGGTTGGGCAGGTCGGCAAGGATGGAGTCCTGTGGGGACTGGGCTGCCAGAGCCATGATCTGGTCCATGGTCAGGTACTGCTCCTTCTGACCCATCTCCTGCTGCCAGGTGACGTGCACACCGGCCCAGCCGTAGGTCCATAGGTACTGGGAGAGCAGCTCGACCTCGCGGGTGAGGTCGTTGTACATCTTCGCATTGACCGTCCAGTCCATCAGGTTGTGCGCGGTGACGGCCTGATCAAGCTGGCTGATGTTGGTGGGGCTGACGCGGAGCATCGAGCGCCAGAAGGAGGTGCTGCAGAGGTCCACGAGGCCGTTGATCACCTCGTCGGCAAGCGGGATGCGGGTGTCGGAGGCGCCGTCCCAGGGGAATGCCGGCTTGTTGCGGTTGGCATCATTCCACTTCTTGCCGTCGTCGGTCTGACCAGGCCAGCGGCAGTAGCGCACATTCTCGGCATTCTCGACACGGGCGAAGACGCCGTAGTCGGTGGCCGAACGCCGCAGCTCCTCGGTCAGTGCGCTGACATTGGGCTCGTCGCCGACCCGTGCCATCACGTCGGTTGCCTGCTTGTAGGAATCTCCTTGCATAGTGTCTTTTGTTAGTATCCACCGCCGCCGCGGCAATCAAAGCCCCCATGGCCTACGAACGCAAGACCGGAGACCAAGAGCATCCCCAAGCAGTCGATGGGGTCCTTGGTCGCACCCTTCTGCCCGTCGCGCCCGGTGTGCTCGGAGAGTGCGTAGGTAAGGTTGACGCAGTCGTCGGTGATATAGAGCGAGGGCTCGTTGAGCGGGGTGAGCGGCTGGGTGGCATCGTAGGAGAGGAGGCTGTTGATGGCGCTGGTGCGCTGGTCGACGGGCACGCCGGGTGCCGGTACGAATGCCATGGGCTCGTCCTGGGGGTTGTCGGACTCGGCCAGGAGGTCGATCAGGGTTGTGCCGCCGGCCTCGGATAGTGCGGGCGAACCGCCGGCCTTGGGGTCGATCAGGCGCATCACAGGCTCGCCGTAACCGAGCTCGGCCTCAATGGTCCTGAATAGGTTACGGTACTCGGATATCGACCGCCCGGCATCCAAGGTCTGGGCAGGCCCGAGCTTGCCGTCGGGCTTCTCGGAGGGCAGGGCCCACTCGCCGTAGTTGCTGAAGTCCGGGAACTCCCGCACCACAACCCGCTTGCCGTCCTCGTAGACCAACAACCACAAACAGAACCAATTCCGGGCGCCAGCGGGGTCGCAGACCATGTACAGGGTGCCGCCGGGGGGCACCTTGGAGGCCGGGATGCAGTGGATATCCGGGCGGAAACGGGCGAAGGCCTTGCCGATGTTGTCCGAGGCCCAGCCGTAGGCCCGGGTCAGGATCTGGCCCATGGGCGAGGTGACCAGCTTGCTCTTCATCTCGTCGAAGGGGTTGTACGGGTTGTCTTCCGAGAAGAAGAACACGGTGCGCCGGTTGGTCTGGGGCTGCACCATGGTGCGGGCGGCCTTGCCGAGGGGCCAGGTGGGGAGCGCTTGCTTGCCTTTGATGAGCTCGGCGTCGTGGAAAGCGGAGATTGAGGAGCCGGCGGTGAACTCCTTGTAGACGCTGGCCACGCCCTCGAGGGGTGTCTGGGTGACCAGGAGCTTGCCGCGGCGGGTGATGAGGCGGTAGCGGAGTGTGTCCACCCAGGACTGCGGGACCAGCTCGTCGCACCAGATCAGGTCGGCCTCGCGGCCTTCGATGGTGTTCTCGCTCTGCGTGTAGTTCAGGAAGTCACAGCGTGATCCGTTGGGCAGGATGAATGAGCCGTCGGTGAAGCCATTCTTGCGGCTGTAGTTCAGGTAGTGAATACGGCCCTTCTTGGTGGCCCGGAGGGCGACGGGCAGGTAGTTGTAGATTGCGGGCTGCTGCACGGTGACTGAGGTGGCGTGGCTTGTGTGGCAGCAGAGGACGCTGGCGTTTTCCTTCTCGAGGAGGGTTTGCACCACGCGGCGTGCGGCCCAGAGGGTTTTACCGGCGCGGTTGCCGCCGGAGATCAGCAGCTCCTGGGTGGCTGCGTACTCGGTGTTGGCGATCTCCCAGTGGTCAGGGATGAAACCGTAGGTGTAGGGGTCGGCCTTCTCGAGCAGCACGAGCTGGGTGCGCTTCTGCTTCAGCTCGAGTGCCCGGGGGTGCGAGGCGTCTACCCGGGGGATGACGGGGTGCAACGGCTGCTCGTTCCACCAGGCGGTGTTGCAGGCCTCGGTGCAGAAGCGCTTCTGCTTGGGGCCTTCGCGCTGCTTGATGATCTCGAAGGGCTTGGAGCAGGTGAGGCAGAGGGGGTGTGACATAGGGGGGATTCCACTCACTTTACAGAAGAGGACAGAGGATGACTGAGGATGACTGAAGGCTGTGTGGGGTGTGTTTGTTTATATTTTTCGTTTTAGAGAACCCGTCGACTTTTAGCGTCGCCGCGGATTGCCCGACCCCCTCCCCCGGGGGCCCGGGCGGCCTGGTGTCTGCCTTGTGTAACGGGGTAGGACATTGGGTCTGCCGAGGGGTGCTAAAGTGCGTTTCGATCAATGTTTGCAGGGGTTTGCTGCGTGTTTGAGTGTCGAAGTGAATATAACTGCTATTGTAGGCATGAGTGCCCGAAACAGGCCTAAATGCGTGGTTTTCGGTGGTGCTGCCGCGGTAGGGGTAGGACATTTTGGACCACTACCTAAACCAGGTCGGGCGTCTGCTCGTCGTTCACGGGCGTCACGTCGCGTTCTTTCAGGTCCTTCATCAGGTCGCGATGGCTCACAGAGGCCGTCATGGCGAGGTGAATTGAGGTGGGTTGCCCCTTAATTACAGCGAGTTTGTCGGTCAGCACGGCGACCGCTACGGGAAGTCCACGATCATCGATCAAGTTAATAGAGGATTCGGCCAGTCGCTTGGTGCCCTTCCAGATCGCAACCTCCAGAAAACCCGTCACATCCTTGCGCCAGTCCTCCTCGTTTTCAGGGTAATCGACTGGGACCTTAACGCCTCGGATCAGCTTAAACGCAGTCGTAGGGCTTAGTCCGGTATCTTCCGCTATCTTCTCAAGCGACTTGTTCTCAAGGATACCAGCGACGACAGCGTCCGCTTTCTCTTGGGTCAGCTTGTTGTTGAAGTGTTGATTGGGGTGGTGGCTTTTGACGTACCCGAGCTCTTTGACCGCGTTGAAGACCTTCTCTTGCGTTGCCTGGGGGATCTCGGTGTTACCTGCCAACACGCGCTGGGTGTACAGGTAATTGACTCCGGCTGCCTTGGCGACGTCCTCGATGCTCGGCTTCTTGTCCTTCTTACCCGGCATAAGGCGCAAAGCTAAAGGGAAACTCTCCCCAGTGGTTGAGCTGTTTCTTGGGCTTCATGGAGTAGTGCTTCACTCCGGCCAGGGTCATCCTGACTGCAGCGGCGTAATCCTCACTGAGATACTCGAGTTTACCGGGCATGGACTCCATGGCGAACGGCATCCACAGGGTCGGGAAGCGCTCGACCCTCACATCGTCGCACCAGTCGATCCGATAGGGGTTCTGCACTCCTGACCCTCCCAAGCAATCAAGTGCGCTCATAAGGCAACCTCGAGTGATTGCGAGGCATCCCGATGCGAACATCGTGACAGGAACAAGCTCGGAAGCGCACTCGGCATCATTCACCTGGTGTTTCAGGGCCTGCAGGTGCTCCACCTTCGGGCGTAGGGCTGGTCGGGCCGGGAGCGACCGGCATGAGTAGGGGATGCAGACCGTTGCCTGGTGTTCATGGGCTAGCTCGGCCATGCGGACTATATCGGCTGCAGTGAACTCGATGTCGTGGTCCAATTGGACCCACACATCTTTGCCGGAGTCCAGGAACCACTTGGTGGCGCGGCAACGGGAGCGGCTGATCAGTGCATCCTCCCGGATGGTGCGCAGATCGGTCTGCCTGTCTGAGCGGGCGAACGTGGCCGTCAGGTCGACCCAGGACATCATGCAGGCAGCACTGATGCCACCGTAGGCGTACATCGAGACGTGGATAGATGGGCGGGTGCCTGCCTTGGTTGGCTCCTGCACCACCGAGTTGGGCTGTTGCGCGTGGATGAATGGATCTTTTATCAGATCCTCTGAGTTATTCATTCTGATTTAGAGTTGTGTTTGATTCGTTCTGATTCAAGGAAAGCCTCGTGACCCTTTGCCAATATATACGGCACCGATCCGCGGGATACTCCAATTGCTTTTGCCAAGTCATTGAGTGTCATTCCGAGCTCCCGGAGATCGTAGGCACGCCGGCAGAACTGCGGGGTGTATTTGTCCGGGTGGACGTACTCGGTCGACTCGATGTTGGGGTCGGGCGAACCGTCCGCTAGGAACTTCTGGCTCAGCGGGTAGGACATCAGGCCCTTGTTGATGGCCCACTGCACCAGCCTCGGGCTGTCGTGCAGCAATTTGGTCCTGTCTAGGTCGTACTTGGTTTTCATCAGTAGATCGGGGGCGGGTCGGTGAAGCGGCAGTACTGGCCGTCGTACCACAGAGGAACCAGGCCGCACTCACCGTCTCGCTGTTTGGCGATGGCGATCACAGCCTCACCTTGGGCCTCATGGCGTTCACGGTTGAGCAGTAACACAAGGTCAGCGTCCCTTTCAATCTGCCCGGAGTCGGCCAGGTCGGTGAGCCGAGGTACTCGGCCTTTGTCCTTCTCGTTCTCCCGATTGAGCTGGGCCAGGGCAACCACGGCTGTCTTGGTATCAGAGGCCACGCCTTTGAGTCTGCCCGAAACTTCTGCAATCTCATACGTTTTCTTCTCTGCAGCCCTACTGCCGTGGATCTTTTGCAGATAGTCGACCAGCACCAGCTTCACGCCCCACTTGCGTACAGCACGGCGGATTACCGCGGTGATCGTTGCGATGTTCGATACAGATGAACCGGACACAAAATGGATGGGGCTGCCTGCGATCTTGGCTGATGCACTGGACATTGCCTTCATTCCTCCCTGGTCGAGCTGGCCGGTCTTGATGTCCTGCATTGGTATGCTGCCAATAGCCGAGACCATACGGCGCACGATGGACTCGTCGGACATCTCCAGGCTAACGAACAGGGTGGGTATACGGGAGTCGATGGCTGCTGCCTTGGCAATGGCGATGGCAATGGCTGTCTTCCCAATGCTGGGTCGGGCTGCAATGATGGCCAGCTCACCGTATTGAAACCCATCGGTCATCTGGTCGAGCCTGTGGAAGCCCGAGGTGATCCCGGAAAGCTGGCCCTGCCTTGAGAATCTTTCCTGTGTGGAGTCGATGAAACGGCTGACAACGGACTTGGACGATTGCACCTCCTCTTTAGATGCCTCAACGGTGAGCCCTGCTTCGGCATTGGAGACGATTTGATCGACGGAGAGGGTGGAGACAGCAGACTCACGGATCAGACGGTCTCCAGCGGTTCTGAGCTGGCGTCTATGGTAGGCTTCTAGGACAGCCTGGGAGAAGGCCGGATGATTGGCCGGGCTGGGACACAGCTCGTCTGCCTTGTTCAATTCCTCAAATGGTGGGGTAATCTGAGGAATTGAGCGCTGCCACTCTTTGACCACCGTCGTCAGGTTGACCGGCTCGGTCTTGGCGACCAGGCTTTTGGTGATCTCGTACAGGCAGCGCAACTTGTCGTGCTGGATAGCTGCAGTCGGGATCTTGGCGAACACCTCGTGACAGACATCCGAACCACCGGAAAGACAGGCGCCGATGAGGCCGTACTCGTCGTCCTGGGCAAAGTAGGGGTCGCTCATTGGTAGTCGGCGATGCTGTTTGTAAATTTCCGCCCGCCGGACTTACCGGACCCATCGGGGGAAGCATTGAGCCGAGACAACCAGTTCCTCAAGGCAGCAGGCCAGGACTTCATCGGGTTCTTTCCAACCTTCCAACCGTTGGACTCGTAGTAGTTCCAGAACTTGTCGACCTCGGTGATGGGTAGGCCGATCTTAATGGCTTCAGCAGTCAGCTCTTCGAGCGTAGGCTTCTGGAAACGAGCGGTGGGCGGCTTGTCCGCCTGTATCTTCTCTGTCTTATCTTCTCTATCTTCTCTATCGGTTACCCCATGGGTTAGCCGTGGGTTAACCGGATTCGATTCTGGGTTAACCCGTGGGTTACCCATGGGTTTCTTTGGGCGCCCTCCTTTGCCTCCATTGGACCAGGCAGCAATCAGGCTGGCGTTCACCTCGTCCCACTCGTGAGCGATCAGGTGTCCATCTTCGTGCCGGCAGAATGTCTGCATCATTGCAGACCAGAACTGATCAGCATCACCGGGCCATCGGCAGACCGATGCCAGAATGGCCGGGCTCCATTCCGGGAACTTGTTTGTCTTCCGGGTCTGGCAATGAGACCAGAGTCGGATGACGTAGTTTGGGGCTGCCTCGGTGTCGAGCAGCCGCATCAGCAGGCGGGTCTTCCAGTGATCTAAGAAGTCGGGTTCGATTATCATGGGTCAAATAAGAATCCCCACCAGTCACAGGGTAGGAGATCGCAGGAAGGAGCTGCGAATGCCTGTGGTGGTGGGGATAAAATTTGTCATGCCTTCAGTTGGTTTCGACGCTCACCTCCTACAGCTCACGTCGACAGGCCGCTCCCTAGCTGACAGCCGGGGCGGTGTATAGCTCTTTCATCAGCACTCGGAAGGCTCGTTCCGCTGTTGCCGGCACGACTCCATTCCCGAGCAGTCTGAGTTCGTCCGTTCGATTATCACCGGAGACGCACAGCTCGGCATAGTCCATCCCACCGGCAGCCCCATCAGCGTCTCCACCCAACGCGGGTTGAGTTTGCCGCATCCCATTGCTCTCGCCTCCGCATCCGGCAGCATCTTCGCCAGCTTCTCCCGGTTCCCGGCTCCCCCAGCTAGTCCCGTCGGGCCTCCCGTCACTCCCGATGATGCTGGTGTCGGCCATGTTTTGATCTGATTGCTCAGACCAACCTGACGGCAGTTGTCGCTCCTCCTGTCGCTTGCATCCGGCGTCGCCCAGCTCTTCACCTGCCTGTCCAGCTTGTCGATCATGCTCCCGTCCTTCTGCTTGTGCGCTCCGGTCGATACCGTGGCTGTCTGCCACAACCCTTGGCGGCTCCCATCCGTACTGCTGCTCGCCGGGACGGCTGGGCCATGCACTGCAACGAATCCCGCCAGTTTGGATTTCGCTGCCACCTTCTTCATGTCCACGTTCTCCCCAGTGTCCTTGTGGTCCCTGGCTGCCGGCGTTGGCCATGACTTCACAACCACCGTCGTCAGACTCTCCTGACTCCCCTTCATGCCTCTGGAGCGATCCTGAAAGCCCTGCCGCACCTCTGAAGCTACTGGAGACGGCCAGGATGAACACCCGCTTTCGCTGGTGCGGTGCGCCGACTTCAGACGCGCTGAATATGCCCCACGTCGTTCTGTAACCCATTCCTGCCAAGTCTTCAATGACGTCGGACAGCCCCAGGCTGATATGTCCTTCGACGTTCTCAAAGAAGCAGATCCGTGGTCTGAGAAGTCGAATGCCATCTGCAATCCACGGCCAGAGGTGCCGCGGGTCTTGTTTTCCTTTACGTTGACCGGCTGCGCTGAAGGGCTGGCATGGATATCCCCCAGTGAGGATGTCCACGCGGTCACGAAATGCTTCCCAAGGGAAGGTCTTAAGATTCGGCCAGATAGGTGCTGGGTCCATGAGTCCCGCTTCCATTTTCGCAACCAGATTGCTGATGGCGAAGGCTTCGATCTCACAAAGAGCGACTGTGCGCAGATCTGGGATTGCTCGCTGGAGTCCAAGCTCAATGCCTCCGTATCCAGCGCACAGGCCAATGTGTGTAACTGACGAGGTAGAATCCATGTCATGGTGTTCCTAGTAGCTAGGCATCAGAACATCCGCCACTTGCTGCGTGAGCTTCACGTCCTGCAGGCAGTAGTCGATAGCTGCTTGCCGGTTGGTTTTCCACAGGTTGGCGAAGTCGGCGCCGTTTCCGGTCTTCTCTCCCAGCCCTAGATGCCTGCTGATGGCTCCGAGGCTTCCGTGGGCGCGGTTGTCCCCGAGCTGCCACACCTCGCGCAGGTCGACGATCAGGTCGTTCCAGTAGCGGCCATTTCTGATCCAATAGGGAACTGTGACGCGGTGCTTCCAGGAGCGCTTGATTAGAAACGGCAGGTCGAATGCCTTGATGTTGAACCCAATGATGCGCGTATGGCGCTCCCATGCATCGAGCAGCTCCCACCATTGCCGCAGCATTGCGGCCTCGCCGTCAGCGTCAGACGACAGTATGGCAGGCTCGTTGCGATCTAGGAGGTAGCCTATGCACAGCACCTGACCGCTCAGTGCATCCAAGGCAGCGTTCTTGATGTAGTCAGTGACATGGTTCTCCTCGGCCTGACGGATGCGCTCGGCGATCTTGTCGGGGTCTTTGGTGTTACCGAGCTTCACGTCGGCCGGGTTAAAGGCCGGTATGACAAGCTCGCCAAACGGCAAGGCTCCGGTCTCGATGTCGAATACAATTGTTGGATTGGCAGGCATTGTTCTAAAGCGATTTGAGTTGGTAGATTTGTGCGTTTGTCCCGATGCGCACCCCCGGTTGCACCACGAGTCCCAGCAGCAACAGGCTGCCGGAGAGTATCAGAAGCGTTTGCCGCAGTGCGGGCAGCAGTGCTTCGTTAGGAACGGAGGCTTCTCGAGCATCGGCACCTCGAGCCACTCGCAGATCTCTGCGTAGCTCTTGAGCCCAAAGCCCGATACAGCCTGCGGGTGGAGGTGCCCGCTACGGTAGAGGTCCATGGCGTCCTCCTTGGACTTGATCGCCAGGCGCTCGATGATGTTGAAGGTCCGCACGCTGAAGGGCCAGCCCCACTGGTGCAGGATTCCCTCCTGACGCTTGGCAGCCTGTATCACCTGGCTGATGCGTTGTTTCGAGAGACCCAGATGATGCCCGATAGATTGCAGGGTCTCTCCCTCGGCCCGCATCCGCACCACGTCGGGCACCAGGTGGGCCAGTTTCATGTATGACTTTCGGGTGCTCATGTTAGAACGGGACGTCGTCGGTGTTGGGTTCTTCCTGGGCGGCGATCTCCTCGAGGCGCTTGGTCAGCGCGGCGATGAGCACGATGTCCTCCGGGCTCTTGCCGGGGCTCACCTTAGCCTTGGGCAGCCAGTGCTCGCCCAGGCCGCGCACGGCGTCTGCGGTCAGCTCGGAGAGCGGAGTGCCGCGGAACTTACCGACGTGGACCTTGACCTCGGCGATCTTAACTGGCGCCGCGGTGGCCGGCGTCACCGTCTTCACCTTGTCGTCCTCCCGGGGCGGCCTGTCCTGCAAGCGTACCCACAGGCCCGAGGGCTTCAGCTCGCCGTTCTTCAGCGGCATGATGAGCTTGATGTTGGCGTAGGTACGGGTGCCGTCCTGCGATTCCTCGTGAGCGATCACGATGCTGCAGGACTTGCCGATGAGGCTCTCCAGGTCGAGCGCCTTGTTTTCCTGCTCGCTGAGTTTCCGGCCAAACCAGTCCTTGAGGAACTTGGTGAGTGCTGCCTTTTCATGCAGGCTCGGAACCATGGGCTTGGTAAACACCACCCAGGGCTGCACCGGGTCGCGGCTGTCGTCGATCAAGTCGATCTCGAAGGCGAGCTTGAACTTCTTTTTCACCCCGTATTCGGTCTCGTACTCCTTGAGCGGAGTCACGTCCACACACACTGCCTTGCCCGTGTATTCGGGGCATGGTGCGTACTCTTTCTTACCGCCTGTTGCACTGATTATCATATCGTCTTACGTGTTGTTGTTGTTGTTGTTGTCTACTTGGAGGCTTGTTTCTCGACCTCCGAAAGCTGTTTTGCCATCCGGGCGTACTGCGCCCAGTAGTCGGGCCAGGTCGACTTAATCTTCGCCAAGTTGTCCTGGTCGGCCACCAGGGCCGCGGCGCCCAACTTGCGAACGAAAGAGCCGCCGTATTCAATCATGGTGCGTGCCACGTCGAAGTCCTTCACTTGGAGCCTTTCCCGCGCTTCCTGGTAAAGAAGCTGGTGAACTCGACCTTGACCTTCCGGGCAGCCCGATAGGCCTCCCCAGCGTCCTTCTTGGTCAGGTGGTAAGGGCCGGTGCCCTCCTGTTGGATTTGTTGAGCTGATTTCATTGCAGGATGAAGTCGAAGTTGTTCTGCCAGGTGTCTGATAAACGGTTGTAGGTATCGTTCTTGATGCGCCAGGTGCGAGGGTCTCGGGTAGTCCCGCTGTGCCGGCACTTGATCCGCACGTCGATGTGCTGGATGGCCGTGTTCCGCAGATGATGGTCGGGCGGTAGTTCGTGGAGTTTGGTGATCATGGTTTCACCTCCTGCTCGTTCCAGAGCAGAAGATCCGCTCGCATAGCGTCGTTTTCCTCCTCCAGCCGCTTGATCCTAGCGTCAGCATTGTTCAACGCCCGCTCCAAGGCACGCGCATGGTTGATAAGAACTTTTGGTTCAGGATCCATGTCATGTATAATTAGAAGCGTATCTGTTCGCAGCGTATCACTCACAGCTTGTCCTCCTTGGCTTTGGCCCATACAACACACATTCCGCTCCAATCTTGTACAGACCATCCAGACTCAACGATTTTATCCCCCGCCTCCTCTAGCCGCTTGATGCGTTCGTTGGCGGCGTTCAGTTCGCATTCAAGTTGTTCAGAAAACTCAGCATCAACGGCGGTGTCCAAATCATGAAAACCACGCTTCGCATCCGTCCTTGGTGTGTCGCTCACGGCTTGGCCTCCTTAGCTTTGTCCCAAGCGAAACAGTCATCAGGATCAGCGCAGAACAGTCGCATCCTGTCACCCGCCTCCTCCAGCCGCTTGATGCGGTCTTGCTGCTTGATAAACGCCTTCGCTAGTTCTCCAAGCGCGTACAGCGGAGGAGTGTTTTGGTTGATATGGAACGATCCGTCTGGATAGATCGTCAGAAACCGAGTTCCGACATCAGCGTTCCATTCGATTATGGTTTTGTCATCGACCATTTTGTTGGTGTCACCAAGATGGTTCATTTCGCCTCCTCCACGACCCCACACGGGAGCCAGTTCTTCCCGCCGTCGGTGCTGTACTCTCGCTCATCCAGCCACAAGTCTCTGTCAGCTTGGACAGACACCCAGCCGAGGAGAACTCGGTCCTGCGGGTTGCGCTTGAATCTCATCCACGCCCCCAGCGGCACCTCATCCGCTGTCCATGGGCGGAGCGTTGCGGCGGGTTTGATACGGTAGTCGTAGTTGAGCCAGTTCCAACTTGGGTTTTTATCGAGTACCCAATCATAAGTGCCAATCAGTTTGGATTCCACTTCCATTCCATTGATAGATGCATCCATAACGCGGATGGTTTCGATTGTTTGTGCTATTGTCATTTCGATTCCTTTCTCGCT